CCTGCCTCCACTAGATTTTATGACCGTAACATTACCTATATATTGGGAACAACCCAATGGAAAAACTGTCTTAGTCGGAATGAATTTCTATAGGAATGCTCATTATTTCCTACAGAATCGACTCAAGCAAGAATTTACAGAACTAGTTGTAGCTCAACTTGTAGATATTGCTCCGATTACATCTACATTTAGATTAGAACTAGTTCTTTTTTACAAAACCACTACCTGCGATGCTTCTAATATTATCTCTTTAATGGAGAAGATATCATTAGATGCATTTAAATCTGCAGGAATTATTATTGATGATAATGTCAAATACCACGTCGGTTCTTGTTATTCTGTCGCAGGACAAGATAAACTAAACCCACGTTGTGAAATAACTATTATAGGAGGCATATGAGCGTATTTAAACCAACAACAATTAGCCATTTGCAACAACCTCTTTTTCTTGGTGAAAATGTTGACGTAGCTCGTTATGACATCATGAAATATCCATGGATTGATAAATTTACAGAACGTCAATTATCCTTCTTTTGGAGACCAGAAGAGATCGATCTAACTAAGGACAAGTATGACTTTGCTCGTTTGACTGACGCAGAACAACACATGTTCACTAGTAATCTAAAGTACCAAATCTTACTAGATTCAGTACAAGGTCGTAGTCCAAATCTAGCATTTTTACCTATTGCAAGTCTACCAGAATTAGAAACTTGGTTAGAAACTTGGGCATTTTCAGAAACTATTCATTCTCGTAGCTATACTCATATCATCCGAAACATTTATCCTAATCCATCTCAAGTACTAGATGAAATCACATCTATCAATGAGATTCTTCAAAGAGCAGCTAGTGTAGGTGAAGAATATGATAAATTAATAAAATTAAACTGTTCATATGTAGAAGATCAAATCGAGTACATGACTCAAATCTATCGTACTCTTTTCAGTGTATATGCGTTAGAAGCAGTTCGATTCTATGTATCATTTGCATGTTCATTCTCTTTCAATGAACGTGGATTGATGGAGGGTAATGCTAAGATCATATCGTTTATTAATAGAGATGAGAGTCTTCATATGAGTGCTGTCCAAAACATTCTTACAACTCTCGCAAGTGGCGCAGAAGGATCGTTATGGGCAGAGATAGCAGATAGTCAAATCCATTGGACAAAATCTGCTATGGATGCTGTAATTCAGCAGGAAACAGCATGGGCAGAGTACTTATTTAGTTATGGATCAGTTCTTGGATTAAACAAGGAAATCTTAACTCAATATCTTCATTATATTGCAGATATTAGAATGAAAGCAATTAATATTCCTACAAATTACAGCAATGGTAACCGTAAAAATCCTATTCCTTGGATCAATAAATACATTAATTCAGACACTGTACAAGTTGCTCCACAAGAAGTAGAAATTTCTTCTTACCTTACAGGGGCTGTTGATAGTACAATAGACAGCTCAATTTTTGGAGGTATGTCTTTGTGAATGTCAACAACCCACCACCTGAGCTAATGCTCTAGGCGGAGCTTGAGGTAGAGATACCGAAAGCCAGTTGACCAGAGGACGGTAGCGATACCGTAGCAGAGTGTAACAGGTCGTTAAGATTTACCAAGGGATGCTTCCTTAGTCCTTTGCTCTAAAAGGTTAACGTCATGATGGTATAGGGTAAGTACCGAAGGCGTTAATCGCTGTAGCAATACAGGAGCCAGTTACATTCAACCTCGAAGGGAGATGTCGAAAGACACGTTACAAGACCCGTAAGGGGAATTTTTAGGAGATACCATGGCGGTATTAGTGTTAGACAAAAGAAAGCAAGCGTTAATGCCTTGCAGCGAGAAACGAGCCAGATTGTTATTGTCTCGTAAGCTTGCTGTGGTGCATAAGATGTATCCTTTCACTATTCGCTTGAAAGAGCGTATGAGTGGCGAGATACAACCAATGCAAGTTAAACTCGATCCTGGTAGTAAGACAACAGGTGTAGCCTTGGTTGTATTGCTTAAAGATCGCATTAAGGTTCTGAATTTGTTTCATTTAGTGCATCGTGGTCAACAAATCAAAGATGCCTTAGAAGCACGTAGTGGTCATCGCCGTATGCGTCGTTCTAAATTATGGTACCGACCTGCACGATTTTATAACAGAACCAAACATGAAGGTTGGTTACCACCATCATTACAGCATAGGGTAGATACCACGGTATCGCTAACTAATAAGCTCTCACGCCTAGCACCTATCTCAGAGATCGTGGTTGAGCGTGTTAAGTTTGACATGCAACTGATGGACAATCCTTATATAAAAGGTAAGGAATATCAGCAAGGAACACTTGCGGGGTACACTGCCAAAGAATACTTGCTTGAGAAACATAATCGCACTTGTGTTTACTGCGGTGGTGTATCTGGTGATAACATTTTGGAAGTGGAACATATCGTACCACGTTCTAAAGGCGGTACGAATAGTATTAAGAACCTAACTCTATCATGTAAGTGTTGTAACCAGCATAAAGGAGCAGATAGTTTGGAAGCTTGGTCAGCAAGATTAAGTAACTCAAAACTAGATACTACCCGTAAAGCCGGTATTAAACGTGTTGCAAGTGGTAAAGCAGGAACACTTAAACATGCAGCAGCGGTCAATTCAACACGCAATAGGTTGGTTAAGGACTTAGTTGCTACTGGCATCCCTGTACAAACCAGCACAGGAGCACAAACCAAACTCACCCGTTATGAGCAACATATACCAAAGGATCATTGCTTAGATGCGGTATGCGTTGGTATGGTGAATAAACCAATAGTTAATTGGCAAAGACCTGTACTGACCATTAGAGCGATGGGACGTGGTAGTTATCAGCGTACTAGGCTTGATAAATATGGCTTCCCTCGTGGTTACTTGATGCGTAAAAAGTCAGTGAACGGCTTTCAAACGGGTGATATGGTTAAAGCTAATGTCACCAGTGGGAAAAAGATAGGTGTGTATGTTGGACGTGTAGCGGTGAGAGCTAGAGGCAGCTTTGACATCACCACCAAAACAGAAAAAGTGCAAGGCATTAATTATAAGTATTGTACACGAATCAGTCGTAACGATGGTTATGGTTATCAATTAACGCAACTAATAGGAGGCGCCATTCCTCCCACAACTTCCGCAAGCGGTAGGTTGGGGTATCCTGGCGAATTATCATGAATGTAACTAAACGTAATGGTACGCTAGAACCAATCAATCTAGCAAAAATCGAGCAAGTCCTTAACTGGGCAGCTGAGGGTTTGGAAGTATCTGTTTCTGAAGTAGCTCTAAAAGCTCATATCCAGTTCAGTGAAGGTATCAGTACAGAAACTATCCACAATTTGTTAATCAAAGCAGCAGCAGATTTGATTAGTGTAGATGAGCCTGATTACCAATTTATGGCAGCTAAACTATCTATGATGGCTCTAAGAAAACGTATATACAATAGTAATAATCCAGCTTACTTTACTGATGTAGTGAAATCTAATGTGGAATTAGGTAAATACGATTCAGAAATCTTAGAACTATATAGTGTAGAAGAATTAAATGAGTTAGCTGATTACATAGATTATGATAGAGACTTCTTATTTAGCTATGCTGCAACTATTCAGTTACTTACTAAGTATCTAGTACAAGATCGTGTTACAGGTCAACATTATGAAACGCCACAAGCAGCTTATATGATGATTGCTGCAACACTATTTGGTAGATATCCTAAGTCTACTAGAATGGATTATGTTAAAGAATTCTATGATGCAGTATCTCTGCATAAAATCAGCTTACCTACACCTATTATGGGAGGTGTAAGAACTCCTACACGTCAATTTAGCTCTTGTGTTAAGATTGAAGCAGATGATTCTCTGAAGTCAATCAATGCTACAGCAGCAGCTATTATTAACTATATCTCTCAAAAAGCAGGTGTAGGTATTAATGTAGGACGTATTCGTACTGAAGGTTCTAAAATCCGTAATGGTGATGCTAGACATACTGGTGTAATCCCATTCATGAAACACTTCCATTCAGCTGTTAAAAGCTGTTCACAGGGAGCTATTCGTGGTGGTAGTGCTACTATGTTCTATCCATTGTGGCGTTTAGATGTAATGGATCTACTAGTTCTGAAAAACAATCGTGGTACTGAAGAGACTCGTATACGCAATAGTGACTACGGTGTACAGTTGAATAAATTGATGTACCAACGTCTATTAACAGACGATAATATCACTCTCTTTAGTCCATCTGATGTACCAGGTCTATACGATGCTTTCTTTGCAAATCAAGACCTCTTCGAACAATTGTATACACAGTATGAATCAGATCCTACCATTCGCAAGACTACTATCAAAGCATCTGCACTCTTCTCCACTTTAATGCAAGAACGTGCTCAGACAGGACGTATATATATTCAGAACGTAGATCACTGTAATACTAATAGTGCATTCATTGCTGAAGTAGATCCAATTAGGCAATCGAACCTTTGTGTTACTGGTGATACTCAGATTCTTACACGTA